CTTTGACATACTTCACCTATATGAGTATGTTACGTGCTACATATTGATTAGGAGTGGCAGTGTTGGTAATACCAAGTAGTGTAGTATTACTGCGATTGTTGTTAAGGTAGTAAGCAAGAGTTGCAGTGATCTGAACTTGATTCTGATTACTAAGTTCGCTTAGAATATCGTCTACATTGTTTCCAGTATCCTCGCTTATTTGGAATACTGTAAGCGTAAAGTTTTTTGCCGCCAAAGTATCGTCAAATATACTACTGAAAAAACTGTACACCGTATCATATCGATTTGCATCAATAACTAATTCACGATTGTAAAACTCGTCAAATGCTCTAACAGTAGGATCAGTTCCTGGATTAGGATAATTCAGTGTAGCCATTATGGACCTGTTGTTCTTGGTTTGGAACCTGTGTTGTCATTGATTGTTACTGGGCCAGTAACATTGGTGCTTAGGTTTGCTGGTTGCAATGTGGCCGGAGCATTACCGCCAACTGCTTGTATATTTGGTTTATTTGGAAACAATACTCCGCGTGCGGCGCCTGGAAGTGTTTGTTTTATCTCACTACGTGCTATATTTTTAGATTCTACTTCTAGTATTTGATTTAGATCTCTGCCTTTGAACGTTTCATAGGCCGTACCTGCCTTTTGTATTGCACCAACTACACCAGCAAGGTTGCCAGCACTAAGGTCAGTTATAATTCCACCAGCGGCATCGATAAGTCCACCCTGTCCAAAGATAGTGGCGGCACTACCAGGACGTGAAAGAGGACTAGGCCTATTATCATAATTACCTGGATTAGCAAAACTTGGTATAGCACCATCTGGATATGATTTTGTTAATGCTCCATGATAGTATTTTACAGTTTCATAATCAAAGGTAAAAGTATTTTGCATTATACCAGCACCTTCTGCATAATTGTAGGTATCATGTTCAAAAGAACTTATAATTGGGTTTATAAGTGTATAAGCACACCATCGTGCATCGTTGAGTCCAAAAATAGTGATGTCGCGGAAAAATGCTGGTTTGCCAGCTCTTGCACCATCCATGTAACTTTCACCAATGTAACCCCAATCATTTATTTCTCTGTCTTGTGTGTAGATATCTCTAAAATTATAAGGATATGCAGCTCCTGGATCTACACCTTGTGCGTTTGGTCCAAGACTACCGTTGGTTACGGCGGCATCAAAATATTTTTGACTAGCATCTTTGTAATAATATGAAAAATAATTATACCACAGTGTACGACTAAGATCGCTTGCATCATCATGCATGACACAGGTAATAGGATCGTACTCAATCTGTGTTTGTACTTTGCGTTTGCGATTGTACTGATTCATAGTATCAACACTAAATTTATATGACGGAAGTTTTATTTCCTTTACAAGTAAATTTAGGTTTGTAAGATCATCTGTTTGAAAGATACTACTAAGTTGCGGAATCTGTTGCGTGTTGAGGTTGAAGACAACATGGAATAGAAATTTTCGACGTGGAGAAAGGGCCGAATTATTACTTCGAAAAGTTTTGCTCGCATGTGTATAGTCTCTTAGAAAGTCAGTTCCAAAGAATCCTTTAAGAAAGTCTTGTCCAAAGGCCATAAGTTACTCCTCTAACTTAATTAGCCAGTTACGACGTCACCCAGTGTTCTTCCTACTGTTGCTCCGACTCCAGTTCCAAGTGGTGTTTGTACTGCGTTATCGTAACGTATTGAGGTTTCTATTGTTACTGGATCGTTTGAACCATAATCTAAGTCACCATAGTTAGCATTAACTAAAAAGCAACCATATAGTTCCCAAGTTTCAAGTACGTTAGGTGTGCTTGTTCCATTTCCACCATCTAATACTTCACAACGTGTTGTAAACTTATAGTCGATACCTGAACTTGCTGATGCTTGTTCTAGTGTATCCATTTGTTTTTGGATTTGCTCACCAACTAATCGACTTACATTTCCGCCAGCATCATCTCTAAATGTAGCCGACACAGCGTCCCATGTTTGTCTACCAGCAAGATAAATTCTGCTGTTGTAGATTGGTACTTCAATTTCTTCAAAGTTTATAGTTGGTCTGTTAAACGTCATAACCTGTTTGGTTAGTTCTGTTCTAGGTGTAGACACGCCAAGATTTTCAAATACCACCCGGTAGCGGTATTTTAGTTTTGGCATTAACAGTCCTTGCGTTGGACTTGATTGGTCTGATGCCAAAGGAACTGTCATTCTTGTTAGCGATGATACGGCCATTTTCTAATTCTCCTTATTACAACTATTATTTACCAATTTTTGGCCACAAAAAAATGAGGCCGTAGCCTCATTTTAAATTTGTTTTGTGTGTTTTAGCTACCGTATGAAATGGTTCCTGAACTTGCAACATTGCCTGCAGATATCTCACCAGTATTCTTTATTCTTACTGGTATGTAGATAAATTCTACTGCTTTCACAGGTTCGATTGCAACATCAACGTATAGTTCATTACGATCAATTCTTGCTGGTGTGTTGTTGCTATCATCACATACTACCAAGTAATCATAAATTCCACGCTTTGCTACAAGATCAATCATTAGACTTTCAATTGCATTTTTAATCTCGTCACGTGTTGTTGTGTCGTTAGGCTCAAATACAAAGTTTTTACCAATTGTTTCTAGTCTACCTCTAATGAATGCTACTAGTCTTGCAACATTTATTCTGTCTAAGGAAGTACCACTAAATGTAGTTTTGTTTCCATAGTTAAGGATTCCTGACCCTGGAATAAATGTTATTGGATTAATGTTATTTTCATAAAGTGTATCTCTTAATCCTTGTCTTATAGCAGTTTGCTCAAACTCACCTGTTTGTGCATTTACATAACCAATTGCACTTGCGTTATCAACTGTTCCGCGTCTTGTACCTGCTGGTGCTAACCAAGGAAATGCAACATCATCTGAACGCACAACTGTTCTTAGCATCATGTGCGTTGCCGGAGCAACAACTGTTGTTCCTGATAGGTCGTTTGTTTGACAACTTGGATAAAACACACCAAAGTATGGATCAGCGGTTGTAAGTCCATCACCATTGGCATTGGTTGCATAGTTAGTAATAGCAGTGCCTGTGTCTTCTAAACGCATTGGCGCATCACTTAGAATAAAACCTGTGTTATTACGCTCATTGTTTAGAGCAACTAGATTACTTGCAAGTTCTTCATAGTTTGGACATGCAAGTAAATTAAACACTTTCTGCTCTTCTCTTAGCTCTTGAGAACCATCTACTGCGGCCTTTAGTGCTTCAACAACTATCTTTCTCACTGCTTTTCTACCCATGCTAGGTGAGCCGTCACTGTTGTTACCACTTGCAGTTACCCACGCATCTTTTACAGTTGGTAATGCACCAAATGTAGCAAATGGAAAGTCAGTGCTATTAAAGTAATCGACTTTATAGGCCTTTACGTTGAAACCACTGCGTCTTGTGTTAAACACCAACATGCCTTCAGGATAAAGTGTAGGATCTGGTTTATCAATGTCGACATAATCACTGTTCAACATAGACTTAACACTTTGAATATCACCTGTTATTGGATCAGTTGTTCCGTTTGTTGCCCAACGTACATCTGCAAACAGTATTCCATTTTGAGTTGTTTGATCTGTGTTGTCGATTTCTACCCATTGATCAACACCATCAACACTTTGCCATCTGTAAATATCAGGCCACTCGTCTAAGTTAGCAGAGGACATCCAAATGTCACCGTATACTAATGCACTGTCATCGCTTTGTTTTGTTGGAGCAGTTGCAGATACAATTACTCCATCTGGGTCAGTCTGAGAAAGATTAAAGCCTCTTATATCTGAGGTAACATTCTTATAACCTTTCCAAGTTCCTCCACTTTGTATCATGATGTCGTTTTCATCAGTTGCACTGTAGTACCACTTAGTATCATCAGCTGGGTCAATACTTGGTGCAGTTGAACTTGCAGTATATCTTGGTGTACGTCCAAATCCCAATTTAATCCAGTTACTTAGAAGAACATCACTATTGTTTCCTGCTCGAACTTGACCTGTGGTGATTGTGGTTACAATACCTGCATCTGTAACAGGACTACCAAGTGTGTCTTTTAGCACAATGACACCACCTTGTGTGTGCTCAATTTGTATTGCACCAGAGGATAGTACTCTAGCAGTTGTGTTTGGAACGTTGGCTGCGGTAAATGCAGTAACAAAATCTGTTGCAGTTGTACCGTTAATTGTTGCGGTTACTGCGGCAGTAAGTGTTGTACTGTTTTTTGCACTTGCTTGTATTGTAAAGGTGTTAAGATTAGTAAACGATGGTGTTGTTGTATTACCAGTTACTAATGTTGCACCTGTTGCAAAACGCACTAGGACTCTTGTTGTATATGTTGTATTTTCCTGAACATCATACTTCGAATACAATGTTCCTGCGGCAATGTTCAGTCCGCCACCTGTAGGATCAAGATTTTTTAATGCAGTTTGATCGTTTGTATAAAGCGGATTGCTCAATGTTGAAAATGTATCGGTAGCGGCTGAGTATTGTTTTACAACAAGATTTGCTCCAATATTAACATTGTTTAGTTTATACCAAACACTTCCTGTTGGATGTGGCTCTGTGCCAGTTGAGGCCCAACTTGGATTGTTGTAGTTGTAACCAAAATGCACTACTGGTGCATAGTATGGCTTGCCATCTCTAGATGTACTTGTGGCAATTCCAATTTCTGTTAACAATGTAGAGTTGTTACCGTCATCTACCATTAATATTCCGTTGCCGTCATCTGTTGAACCATCGTTTGATCCATTAGAATCAACAAATATGTTTAACTTACCGTCTGCAACTGTTGCACTTACGCCTGGAATGCTTGCACTGTTGATATCACTTGCTACTGTTGTTAAACTTGTTCCTGAACTAGTAACCGTGATGTCATTTAACACCATACTGTTTCCAGCAGTGATTGTTGGATTAGTAGCAGTTCCAATAATTGCTGGCCATGAATTCTTCCATGCATCACTACCAACTAGCACCCAAGTGTTTGCAGGCACCGCTGGTGAACTTGCAGTATTACCTGGCGACTTCAAGTAAAGTGGATTACTTGTGTTTGTTACGTTAATTGCATAGTCACCAATACTACCTATACTTGCAAGTGGTATACCACTGTCAACTCCGCCAACTAAATCAGTTGTACTTGTAATTACAGTTGGCACTTTGTTTGTAAATGTTTCTGTAGTTGCACTCCACTCAAAAGCACCAAAAGTGCTGACACCAGTATCTAACCAGTATACTCCGTCTGCAGGATCGCCTGTTGGACGTACTAGTGTTGCAGTGAGTTGACTTAGATCAACATCTGCTCTTTGTACATAAGCTCTATTGCTTACACCTAATGTTGAATATGCGGCAAGTAGTCCGTATTCATTTAATTCGTAACCATTAATGCTTGTTCCTGCGGATGTGCTATAGAAGAATGGATTACCAAATGTGGCTGCCAAATCTCTTTGTGATGTTATTAGATAACATTTGTTTGCGTTTGCCGCCGTTGTACCTGCGGCTACTCCAGTTCCTGTTCCACTTACTTTATTTTGTGCAGTAGCTATCAAAATGTAAGGTACTGAATTTGTTGCGGCTGGAAGATAATTACTTTCGTCTACTATTGTAACTTCTACGCCTGGTGATGTTAGTGCCATGTTATTGCTTCCTTTTGAATGCTTTTTAATCTCTTAATGATATTTATTACAATATGCCAAAATCCACGATTGTAATTGCCCTTTGCAAAGGTTTGTGTTGCTAAATATCCGTATGAATAGGCCTATTTGTAATGCTTGTAACCGCCGTTTTGTAGCAATTAACTATACCAAAAATAATAGAGTGCATTATCGGACTAGATGTGATAGTTGTACACGTAAGAATCGCAAAATGAAAGCACAAGTTCCGCGTTGGCAAATTGAAGGTTATCAAAAGAAAAAAATTTGTGATCGTTGTGGTTTTGTTGCAAAAAGTGGTGCTCAAATATTAGTGTATCATGTTGATGGAAATTTAAAAAACTGCAATCTTGCAAATCTACGCAGTATCTGTTTGAATTGCAGTGTTGAAATAATCAGGCTAGACTTGCCTTGGAAGGTCGGAGATCTCGTGCAAGACTAATTGTTGAAGTTCTGCAATTGTACCTTCATTATGTAAGATACTATCGAATCGTGTGTTTACATCAATCCATTTGTATTCACTTTCATGTATATCAAAGCCATGCATTAGGTTACTTGTTTCTGGATTAGCATTGTCATGTATGGCTCTTTGAAACCATACTGGATCTTTGCCCCTCTTTACTTGCCATACCTTACCACCAAGTTCACGTATCATATTTTGTTCGTTGCGAAAACGTACATCAGGTACTACATAGTCGCCAGGATTATCTAGTATATGTTTTTTAAGTAGGCTTACCCAGACTCCGTCATAGAAACCATTACGCAAGCAATCAGTACCAAATAACTGAAGAACCAAGCGAGGAGTGATTTCCATTTGCGTTTCATTAGACCAAAAGTCGTCTTTAAGCTCTCTCCACTGTCTACTTTCATCTGTGTCTCCTTCAAGCAGATTTCTGTCCCAACCAAAGATGGTTGCAACTCCATCCTTTAGTTTATCTGCAAAACTAACTTTTTGAAATCCTTGTTCAACAAGAATATCACCAACGGTGCCTTTACCACTTCCAATTAGTCCACATATTCCAATTATCATTTTAGTCCAGTTACTTTTAAATGTTTTATTGTGTTCTGTAACAAATCTATTTGCCTTCTACAATCTTCTAATGCATGATGACTGGCACGTGGCTTTGGCAAATCAGGATACAAACTATATACT